TCACGACACTGCTTATTGCTTTGATTATTCTGCTTTATCCCAATGGTACCCGGAGCGGGACTTGAACCCGCACAGCGCGAACGCCGAGGGATTTTAAATTGGTGGTGATTATTATAAATATCAATTAGATATGAAATAAATCCGAACATACGCCAATAAATTAGCATCATGAATACAATAAGTTACAGCGATATTTTAGACTATCTTCTGACGCTTATCATACCCCAAATTCAATATTTATTCAGTCGCACGATACCACGATTGCCAGCGGTAGATATTGGTACGCAGCTCCCGCACGCACTCCGCTGACTGTGTATCCGCCAGCAGATCAGCGTCGCTATCTGCGCCAGCGTTACTTAGCTTGCACGGCCGGTTCATCAAATCCGGGGATGGAGTTGGCCGCGTCGATTGCTCGTTGGCGCAGCTGCACAGCGTGACTATCAAACTTGCACACAGTACGATTCGGGTCATTGACATATTTCACCACATCACGATAAACAGTACGGTAAATCACTTTGGCTTCAGCGTTTGCTGTCGCCGCCTTCTGCTCGCCAATTGCTACCGCCTTTTCCTGCTTCGGCAACCTTTCTTTAGCAAGGCTGTTTACGTGCTCGGAATGCGCATACCAGCCTTTCAGATACCCCGCCCAGAAAATGCCGGCGCAGACCGTCAGCACTCCCCCCACAATCATCAGTCTGGTTTTACCGTTCATTCGTACAACCCCCAGCACGTTAATGCACTTTCCTGATCCCTGCGGTCAACCTGCCCGTAGCAGCCGTTCTTTTGCCCTTTGGTTAAGCGGCAATCCCGGCCGCCGTCGAATACCCAGCGCCGGATCTCCGCGCATGCCCCTTTGCGGTCGCCAGCATTCAGCTTGCGGTAGAAGGTCGAGGTGAAGCACTTACCCGGCCCGATGTTGTACGGGCAGAATGAGGCTATCCCGACCTTCTGCGGTGGCGTCAGCGGAACATGCACATTCTTTTCAACCCATGCCAGCGCTTTATCGCGCTCGATGGCGTTTATCTTCATGCACTGTTCTTCGGTTGCTCTTTGTCCCTTAATGACACGCTTACCATCTATAACGGTTACTCCGTGGCATAACGACCACACACCGCCGGGGTCAATAACGGCCACCAGCGCGTTACCTTCTTTTTCGCTGACAAACTGATCGAATAGCACCGGTGCAGATGCTCCCGCAGCCAGAAGCGCCAGCATTGCGGCGCTGAACTTAGCTTTGTTGCTCATAGTCCTGTGCCTTCCGCCGGTCGTCTTTGATTTTGAAATAAAGATTAGTAAGGTAGGTAAGTAACCCAAAAATGATACTGGCCAGAACCCCTATAGCCGCCCACTGGCTGGGGCTTACCTTATCGAGAAGTTGCAGCAGCCAGTAGCTGCCGCTAACGGTGGATGTGATATACGACGTTCCCGCCGCCACATCCGGCAAATTCTTCATTCGCATGCCTTACCCCCATGGGGATCACTAGATATAGTGAGCTGAAGGTAAGGCTTCTTTGTGGTCGGAATCCTGACTATGTGCCAAGATTGTCGCTTAGCTTAGATACATTTAAACTTCGGTGGTAAATCCCGTAAGGTATGTTTCCGATGCGGCTGAAAAAATATCTGCGCTGTCCTCAGATATTGTGCCAACATTGAAGGTAAACACTTTCTCTTCTTTTTCTTTATCCGCATAAACGCCTATTGTGCTGACAAATATATCTCCATCCTGAATGGTTTTTTCAATAAACGCAAAACATCCAGATTTCGATACCCCATACCGGTCGTCGGAAGATGAATAGTCACCCGTCATATAAGTCATATCGTTCCCCATGCTGTTCTGAAAATTGAATAGGCATAGGCGCTATTCAGATATGATGTGTAATCGCCTGCGGTATAATCCTGGCTGGTAACATCCCATTTCCTGACGACTGCATAAGATGATGTTACGCTGTGAACAGAGTAGTAATTTCCGTTAATCAGCATAAACTCACCCCCAGCTACAAGCGCACTGCTCATAGCAATAACGGTTTCGCCCGCCACGATGGAGTTATAGAGTGAATAAGCTGGCCCCCAACCACTGTTTGAAGGCAAATTGCCAGTGGCCCGAATGAAGTTATCCTCGCCTGTCGTCGCGGAGTACATCATGTACGGCGCGGTAAATGAGCAACGGTAGTATCGGGTGTTGTTCGTTGATGGCCAGCCGCGAGGGGTTGTATTGTAGGGTATGCCATCCGTCTGAACCCCATTGTAGACCTGCTGCGCCATTCGGGTGTAGACACAGCCGTTTGAGGTTTTAGGTACGTAGAGGAAGCAACGACCGATGTTTTCATGATTATTTACCCCAATATCAACGTAAATCATGCCTCCGGTTGTCACAAAGGAATCGATGCAGTTTTTTAACGTATTGTTATATACGCGAGTATAACCTACTGCGTTTTTCCAGCGGATACCCTGACTTGTAGTGATATCTTTCCCCGTAATCGTGCACCCCGTAACCGAACAATTATACGCCGCTGTATTTATCCGGTTAAAGAAAATGCCAGAGTTTGGAAACCCAAAGATAACACAGGCGGAAATAGTGGCATTTCCGCAGGATTCGATAAAGATTCCAACGGAAATATCACCTACCGTGCAATTAGCTATAACAACATTTTCCGCGATACCCTGGCCGGTATCATCGGTTACGTTACCAAAGATATCAATGCCGTTATCACCGCAGGAGGTTACGGTACACCCCGTAATGGTCATCCCATTGGGGCGCTCACACTGAATCCCGATATACCCTACATTATGCACATAGCAGTTTAATATCCGGGAATTAGAACACCCGTAAACTGTATTATTTGCACGCCGCAGATAAATGCCGCCCGATGTGCTGTCAAACGCCTTAACGTTATCAATAGTGACATTATCCGAGTCCACGATATTAATGCAGGTAATTCCCGTTCCAGCAGCGGTGCCACGGCTACCGTTAAACGTGATCCCCTGTATCTTGCAGTTATCGGCAGCGCCTTCCCAGTTAGTGATGATTGCACCGCTGGATGAGCCGGTAAAACTGCCATCAAGAGTGATTGACCCGCCACCCATCAGCGTTACACCACTGCGCATGCACAGCGCGCCACGGCCCGCAGCAACCTCACCGGGGATCAATGTTGAGTCCGGATTGAGGGTGACAGTGAACTCACCACCAATGAGAATATTAGTCGGACCGCTCCCTGCAAGATAATTCTGGTGAGCCTGGTCAATAGCCGCCTGAATCGCTTTTCGCCAGTCGTTCCCTTCAGCGAGATACGAGTACATTTCGACGGTCAGAAAGCTCAAACCTCCAATCAGTTTTGCGCCATCACTGGAAGCCAGTTCTATGAGAACATCAGCAGCAGAGCCAGATTCAGGCAAAACAGCGATTGGATTGCCAACATCATCCCAGGCAAATATTTTTTTCTTACGCCCATTAACTGCGGGTAATGGCGCGACGTTATTCTCAGGGACTCTTATTGTCCGAGCCAGATTCACATTAGCATTTTCAATAATAAACTTTTTTGTAGCCGCGTCTTGGTCGTTAACCGGATCAGCTAGATTGGAAATTCGGTACCCGTTAGCATTGAATGGCCCACCGCCAAATAAAGGACGGGTAAGCGCAACGCCTAGATAAATAAACGCACGCTGAATCGCCATCCACAGCCGATCGAAATCTTTGTTGACCGTATCAGCCAAAAGATCGCCATTATCCTGGTAATCAGTCAGTCGATAAGTAGGAACTACTCGCTCCATCAAGACAACAGAGGTACTGGCTGGGGGTGTCAGAAATGTAATATCCCCACCATCGACATTGCCCACACCAGACACGGTATAGCCAGACGAGACTACGCTGCCGTTGATTGTCACCTGAATATCGCTGGCGCTGATCAGATAAAACTCATAGGCAAAGACAGTTGTCAGCCCGTTGGCGGTATAGATGTTATAGGGTGTCTGGTTCGGTACCGACATACGAGGGACTCCGGCGGCTAGTAATCTACGGCGACCATGTGATCGCCATCGTTTGGTTGCCAATGTTCCCGCGCCTGTGCGGTCGGAATCCCGACCAATTTACCAATGCGCACTGGTGTTGAGCTGATAGCGCCCGATCCGGAGTCGATAAAGTCATCAGGCTGATTAGTCAACGCCGGGTTAAAGTCGCGCATCTGGTCGTACATCGGCCCGTCGAGCACGTCGGTATGCGCCCAAAGGAACCGTGACGACAGCGGCGCTTCGAATGCATCGAGGATGCGCTTTTGTTTATTGGTCACGCTGAATTCTTCCCGTACACCGCAGCCGGTACCCTTCAGCGCCTGAATCAGCAACTTCCCGGCAAAGCTGCCAGGGCCGTTCACTTCGACGCATACCAGCGGGATCTGATACTTCAGCACCAGTTCTTTAATCTGCATCACCTGGCCTCCGGTGATTTTGTCGTTGTCGTCAAACTCTGCCAGCTCGCCTGTTAATCCCTGGCAAACATGCCAGTAAAGATGCCCGCGGGCGTCGGTGAAAATCAGGGAGAATGCCGAGGCGTCGGCCTTAACTTTGCCGGTGGCCACATCCCACCAGGCGACAGCGCCAACGATTTGCGTCTGGCCCAGCCACATCGAGCAGGAGCGGTTCGCGTATCGGATTTCGGGCTGGACGTTATACTCACGGATACGGTCGGGATCGAGACGAACCTCGCCAACCGGTTTACTGTGCAGCTGGTACTGGCTGTCCCATTCGTTGATTGTGCGAGTCTCACGGCGGCGCTTTGTCATTTCCTCCGGGGTGAACCGTTCTGGCCATTCGCAATCGGCGTAACAGTCTACGGTGGTACCGGGAGCCTCGGCAAACTCGATACCATCATCAGTCAGTCGATAATCAACGCCTTCAACGAGCAGTCGCGCGCCAATGTGAATACCGACGAAAACATATTCCGGCCGGAACGGTAACGAGTAACGGCTCGCGGTGGCCTGTTTTTCCTCGATACGAAATTCTTTACCGAATAGTTTGATGGTCAGACAGTCGGCACCCATAGATTCAACCTCATCGTAAAGGCTATCGTGGGTATGCGGTGTGCCGATAAACAGCTTTCGCCCGCCGGGTACAAGAATATGCGTCTGCTCACCGAGACGATAACGCAGCTTTTCCCGCGCCTCTGGCGTCTGGATATTGCGGGGTACTTCTACGTCATCGTTCTGGCACTCATCAGCACGGGCCGAGGTAACGTTAGAGAGGATCCCCTTTGCGTACATGCTGCCGTTACGCATATCCAGAGAGCCGTTAACCCACCACTGTTCAACGGTTCCCTGCCCGTCCGGCAGCATGCCTTTGGTCAGCGGGTGATTGCGTAAAACGTTCTGCGTATCGCGGCTGGTTTTGTACGCGGTGCCATCGGCTTCAGACTGGTGAAGAATGCGATACTGGCGGTTCAGGTAATATCGCCATGCGTTATAAACCGCCAGAATGGTGGATTTACCGAAGCCACGGAAACAACGGAGCACCGCGAGATCTCCGCGATGTTCCAGCCAGTGGCAAGCTCGATAATGGCAGTCGGGAACCTCCCACCCCATCCGCTCCGCCCATATGATGAAAAAGGCGACGAATGAAATCATTTTTTACGCTGTTGTATGCGTTCGATAACTTCCTGTGCTGCCCGTTCAGCCGCAGATACCTGTTGCCCCAGGCGGAATGCTTCATCGTCTGGATCCTCGCCGGGTTTAGGCGTTCCCCCGCGCGTATGCATGCCAATCAGCGAATGGACTTTTACCAGCAGCGTGAGCGATGCGGCCGCGTTCTTCTTATGCCAGTAGCGGTCGCCGCGTTCCTGTTTAGTGTGCTTTGTGATTTCCTTCCCCGCCCCCGGCCAGTTATCCGGATCGGCTTCGTCCAGAACTACGTCGGTGAGCTTATCGCTAAGAGCAGTAAGGCGAGTTTTGTAATCTGAATGCATAAAAAAGCCCCGTGGTTATCCATAGGGCTATGATGTGATGGATAAAAGGTCGGAATCCTGACTAATTCCAAACTAATTATAAAATTGATCGCTGTATGGTTTTTTGTTAAATGTTTCTTATACCTAACACTCAGCTAAAGGCGTTTATTTTTCATGAAAAAAATTGGTCTAATTTCGATATTAGTAATGATCTCACATCCGGCATTCGCAGCAGATAAGTGTAAACCAAACTTAACTGAGTTTGATGTATGCGAACAGGCTCAGAAAATCGTCACTCAGGTACGCCCCAGACTGCCCTTAACGTTATCAGAAAACGTAATAATGAAAGATGTTTCTGCTGATGGAAACAAAATAATCGCGCAGGTAAGGCTAGGCGTAACCGAAGAAGAAATGCTGGCTACGGCTTCAGAGACCCATACTTCAATCGACGTTGCTAAATCTCGAATGGCTGAAATAACAAAAAATGGGTTATGCGCGAATAAAAACCCACTGGGTTCATTCATTAGATTAGGTGGGGAGATGCAATATGTTTACACCTACCCCTCCGGAACATTCTTCAATGCAGTTACTGTTAGTTCGTGTAACTAGACTATCAACGCATGCCGGGATCGACCTGGTTAATCAGCGGCGCGATCCAGAACAGGTTATTGCCCGGTAACAGCGTTCGCGCGCTATGCAGGACCCGGTCTCCAGCGTCGCCATTCAGGACACCTGCGGTCACGTCGGTAACGGTATCCAGTAGACCGAAGGTCGGACCCAGCGCAGAGCCGATAAAGCCTCGACTGGCGTAACGGGATTGCGTCCCGGTGCCAAGCAACGGACCAAGCCCTATCATGCCGCCGGATGCCTTTTCCGCCATGTTATTGTATTCCATCAGCGGACCGAGGATACCAGAGCGGTCGATGCCCTCAAGTACCATCTTTTGAGGCGTCAAATCAACTTCCCGTCCGTTAGCCGCCTGTTTAAGCGCATAGGTCAACGAGCCTAGGCCAATCTGGAAGGCGGTACCGTAATAGAATTGCGCGGTACCTTCCTGCAGGCCGCCGAGCGTCGCGCGGTTATAGGATGCCGTAGCAAAAGACTTAAACTGGAATACAGTTTTCCCCAGCGGGGTACTGGCCCATAGCGGCGTATCACCGATACCCGGCGTGATAACGGTATTGTTTACGTCTTTCAGTACCGCAGATTGCAGCAGGCCGGCGGCGTACTGGTCATCCCATTTTTCGAAATTGCCGATATGCCAGCCCTGAATGACTTCGCCGTGCTTCTGAAACTCTTTCTGGATGCGTTCGGCCATTTTGTCATTGATGCCGAGCTTAGCCAGACGTTTCGCCGGGAACGCACCTGACAAAATACCGTCTGAAGTAATCATGCCATTTACCGATTTGTTCATATCGTCAAAGTGTCCCATCATGGTCAGCTTGCCAAACACATCGGTAATACGCTCCATGCCCGCTTCGATCGCAGTGGTGCGCGAAGAGCTATCCACCAGATCGCCCATCGTTCGCGAGCGGGTTTGAAGAATAGTTTCCAGCCCTACGGCCATTTTCTTCTGCTCCGCCCGGCTGGCGAGGTAAGCCGGTGAGCGGGTGATCAGCGCGCCATAGCCACGCATGGTATTGCTGAAGCCGTTAACCATCATGCCGCGAGCCAGATCCGGGATAGCGGATACCGTCATGCCGCCGAGTTTCGTTACAAAGTTGGCGCTACGCAGAAACGCACCGGCGCGAACGAAAAATGATGATGGGTCATCCGGCATACCGTAGGTACCGACGAGGCGATCGCGAAGCGCCAGAATATCGCGCAGATCGGCTTCGCGCGCCTTCGCCAGCTTTTCCTGCTCTGCCGGGCGTAACCGCATCAGCGCGTCGTATTCGTCCTGGATGGCAGCGAGCTGCGAATCCAGCGACTTGTTGCCAAAGGTACGGGTTAATTCAATTTCCGCTGAGGCTTCGCGGATATGACGCTGCAGGACGTAGTTTGCATCGCTCTCCAGATAATCTTTCATCAAGCGATCGGGAACGCTCAACGTACGCGATTTGGTGCTGCCCGGCGCTTTCACCATAAAGACGCTGGCAAACTCCTGCGGAATTTTGGCCCCGACAATACGGTTAATAGTGGTATCGGCGGCGATTTCAGCATCTTCGCGGGACATGGTTTTCTCACCGCGTGACCACCAGTCAACCAGCATATTGCGGAATTTATCGCGCTCGCTAACGATTTTACCCACCTTGTACACGCGCGGAAAATAGCTGGTCTGTCCCATCGCTTTCAGTTCGGCATCCGGCGGGAGTAAGCCCAGTTCCTGCTGGGCTGTCTTCACGCGGTTAATGACCGTACGCATTGCCTGCGCAGCTTCCTGCACTTTCGCGTTAACGTGCACGTCTCCGTTGCGCAGCGCCTCGCCAACCTGTTCACGGAAGGCCGTATAACCCAGATCGCCGCCCTCGGCTTTATACTGGGTGTATGCCTGCTTATTCGCAGTAACGACGGCCGCCTCTTCGCGGCGCCAGCCACGTACGCGCGTCTCGGCAGCTACAGGCGTTTCGATACCGCGCAGGTTGCCTTCCAGCGTGAAGTTATTCTCCGCCAGTTCCAGCGCTGTCCGGCGCGCTTCTTTTGATGGGGATTCCATCAGGCGGGTGATCGGTGTCAGATAGCTACCGGCCTTTTTAGCCAGCTTGCCGAGCGGGCCGCCAGACACCGGTGTGAGGTCTTCCAGCGTCGCTTCGCGAATGCGCATAGCGCCGACGCTGCCACCGTTCGGTAAAGTATCCGCCAGGGAGTCGGCTGCGTTGTTAATCGTTGGCGCGGCATTCATGTTATCGAGCGCCTCCGCCACTTCCCGTGTGGCCGCATTTCTTACCGACGGGGTGATCATCGCGCCAGCAGTGGCAAATACACCGCTGAGAAGCGCGCCTGCAGTGATGTGCGCGGCACTTTCCCTGGCTGTTCGTGTGTGCTGTTGATTATTGAGCGCAACCTCGCTAAGTGCGGTACCGGCTGCGCCAATAGCAATCTGAGAACCAATACGAGCAGCCAGGCTTCCCTGCGCACCGGGAATAAACATCGATGCGACCGTGACAGGGTCGATAACCCCGGCGGCGATACTGGCCAGAGTTCCTTCAGCGCCTGCCTCAGACAAAACCCGACGGTCTTCATTTTCATCGTCTATCTGGTTTTTAATCCAGGTGGTTTCCTCTGGGGATTTTGAATCCGCAAAGGCGGATCCCCATTGTTCGTACCCCTTTAGTTCGTTTTTATCAGAATAAGGGTTATACCCGTCCGCCGGTTCGAATTGTTTGGCCGGGCGGAACATTCCAGCCAGCAGGTTATTCTGACGAAAAGCGGCATCCCATACAGACGGTTGCTGCAGCAGCGGTTCCGGGTTAGTTCCTTCTGGTAGCGATACATCAAAACCCGTTGGCGCCTGAAGAGCATTATCCATTACGCTCGGCGGAATATCAGATTGCGGATAGATAGGCATTATTCATTGCTCCATGAGAAGTAGTTTTTAACCCGGTTCATACGGTCATCATGCAAACGCTGATATTGTTCATCGAGTGCACGATGTTTTTCCTTAAAGCCCCGAATATCTTTCCCGCGTGATATTTCCTCTTCGCCTTGCCGTTCCCGCTCCTGCTGCATTTTTTTATACGGTTCCCAGTCTTCCAGCGACGGTTTCCAGCGCAAGGGACGGCCAAATTTATCGTTATAAAGCTGAACTTTCGGAATCCCATTCTCATCTTTAGAGCGAATAACTATTGAGTACATCCCATCCCGTGGGGTCATCACATCCGGGGTTATTTCCAGTTCGCCACCAATGCGCGATTCCGGGATATTTGATGTAATAACAGGCGTTGAACCTGATGTAATTCCTAGTTGGGTCGGGCTGGTTTCAATTTTTTCTTCACGTTCGCCATAAGTCAGACGCTCTTTTTCTTCTTTCCACTGCGCAGCCTGCCAACCAGACGGCCCATAGTTATAGAGCGCTTCAGGCGCATATTTCATAAGCTGGGCGCTGCCATTTACATCGCTAAGACTCCAGGTGCGGGCGATCTGGGTATTAGTCATCTTTTTGGCAATATCAGCATTACCACCCGAATTGCGATAGTTGATGTCATAAAGTGACTGGTAGTCATTACGGAATTTTACAGAATTAGGATTTTGGTCATCCGCGGCGGGGCCGCCAAAGCTGTACCACGGTTTCATGCTGCTGACTGCGGAATCCATTGCGCTATCACGTTCTTTTCTATATTCCTTCGTGCTCTGCGTAGAAGACAATTGCGATTTCAGGGCGTCAGTCTGGTTATAGGTTACGTTCTGCGCCTGTTTCAGCGCTTCGTCTGACGCCATACCGGAATCGGTAAGCTGCTTAACCGTCAGGTAAAAGCTTTGCATATCCTTTGGCATATCGCCCACAGAGGCAGGATCTGTTTCGTACAGCGCGTTAAATAAGGTAGAGCCCTGCTTAACCACGTCGGGACTGCTGGAACGGGCGATCGCATTCAGTTGTGATGTAACCTGAGACGGGATAATGCCAGTCTGGTTTACCTGCTGCACGATAGCGTCGTGGGTGGTGGCGTCGTTAATGCGGAAGTTAAGCGCCGATGGCGTATTGTCTGCCGCCTTCTGCATGGATTTGTTGCTCGGGTCGAGTTTCTCACCGGAGATCAGCGCATCGTTAAAGCGAGCGGAATCACGCTGCGCCTGAATATTAGCGTTGCTCTTCTGCACCAGCGCACTAAGTTTGCCGTACGCATCGAGTTTCAGCGCATAGTCCGGGTCGTTTGCCTGCGGCTTCACTTTCGCCAGTTCGGCCTGCTGTTCTGCAGGGGTGACGTACTGGATAGCCTGGAAGGTTCTGGCGTTATCGATCGCGATATCCAGCTGCTTGACTGCTGTCTGCCCCTGCTCACCGTACGCAAACAAAATGGTGGAGGCGTTCGGCATGGCGTCCGGCACTTCGCCGTTGTACAGCTGCGCCATCGTATTGTTGAGAATAGGGTCAACCTGCTGACGTACTGCCGCGCGTTGTTCCCGTATTTGTGCCTCGGCGATATTGTCGATTTTATTCACGGCCACCGGATCAAGGCCGGTTTTATTTTTGTTATAGCGGGAAAGCCAACCGCGCGTTTCGGCGGGCAGCTGCTTAACGAAATCAGCCATCGATATTTCGCCTTTGCGCGGGTCGCCGACTTTAGCGATCAGCTTATCGACGTTACCCATCCCCCAGTTGTATGCGGCCCCGGCCAGTGGTTCTGACTGGTATTTTTTACTGAGCTGCCCGGCATAATCGCGCGCCAGCTGCGCATGCTGCACAGGATCGTCAGGGTTGTATTCCACGCCACGTTTAGCCGCCAGTTCTTTCCCTGTGTCCGGCATCAACTGAAATTCACCCTGCGCGCCAGCAGGAGATGTAACAAGACTACCATCCGCGTTGCGGTGCTTACCACCGGACTCCACCAGGCCAACGGCGCGCATATCGAGTTCGCCGGTGCTGCTATTAATCAACGAAAAATCGCCATTCAGCCAGCCAGTGGGATTGGTTACCGCGTAGTTCTGCGCTCGCTGTTCCAGCGCTTTTTGATTCGCTTCTGATACCGCCGCGTCGATGCGCTCCTGCGGCCAACCACGCGCCTGGCCATACATCTCGATCGAGTGTTTACGGGCGCTGCGTATCAGCCCTGCCTGCATTGGGTTATCGTAGGCGCTGGCCTCCTGTTCAACGGAAGTGGTCACCGTCGCATTGAGCTGCTGGCGCTGGGCCTCATCCGTCTGCGCACGCTCGAAACCGCTATAGGTGCTTGTCCGGCGTACCTGCCCCGCTTTCCACTGCGCATCAAAATAGTTTAACTGACTCGCCGGCACGCGCTTGCGCGCTTCCTCATAGTCTCCGGCATCGGCCTTATCCATATCGGAAACCACACCAGATGATTTAAAGCCCTGACGCGTGACCGTAGCGCCCGTCTCGGGGTTTTCCCAGCGGTCATTAGATTTAGCTTCCAGATCGGTCAAAATAGCCTGTGTGGCTGCCACATCGGCTTTATCCTGCTCATGCTGTACTTGTTCTGCTACCTGTCCTGTAGCGGCCCCAAAACCAGATACCGCATTGCCGATAGTGCCTACATTGCTAACAGCGACACGCGTCTGCTGTGCCTGCGGTGTTACATTACCAAAATTACCCGTTGGAATTCTCACGTCACTTACTCCGCATATAAACCGTATTTGCCTGTTTTTGCTTTTTTCCAGCCGCTGTATGCCGTCCCGCCAGCGCTCAAAAGCGAACTGCCGGCGCTGATATTCCCCGCTGTCGCCGCATTACTGCCGCTGATCCTGTCGGCTTGTGCCTGCGCCTGCAGGCGATTAGAAGAATTCACGCCATTAAGGATTGTCTGGTAGGCGTCCTGCTCCGCATCCCCAGTAATACCTGACGTGACGCGCAGCGCCGTTCCCTCTCCCGTCTCAACGCCTGAAGCTGCCAACGCAGCATTGGCGGCGGAAGCCTGCTGGCGACCGGCTTTACGAATACGCTCCGCTTCAACTTTCGCCGCTGCTTTTGATGCTTCGGCGTCGGCTTCAGCCTGCGCGGCCTGATAGTTCGCCATTTTCTTTTGCTGCTGGCCGCTGGCCACTGCACCACCAGCAGCGAGAACAGAAGAAGCCACCAGCGCGATTTCAACACCTGTACACATCGTTAAACCTCCATCGAATAAAGCAGCCCGGTACGTTGCAGACCGAGGCGGGAATAAAGCTGTCCAATACGTTCGGCATGGACGCCAGTAGTGATCCCCATGTTGATCACTGCGGCGCCGTGTTCTTTCGACCATTCGATAAATGCGCGGGCCAGCCGTGGGCCAGCACTGCCGCCACGATGCTCCGGAGCGACGAACAGTCCATATTCAAACGCCATCAGCTGGCGGGAAAAAAACTGTTCCGCGATACCGCCGCCGAGCCAGCCAATCACCTGACCATTTTTTTCAGCCACCAGCACGCAGCCGGCAGCGGAATAAATCAGGCTCTCAGCCAGTTCCGCGCATTTATCCGCATCAAAGGGTGAGTTTTCGGAATAGCGGGATTCCAGGTACATCCGGGTTCCCAGTTCAATAAGCGCCGGAATGTCACCGGCGGTTGCGTTGCGGATCATCATTAGCCCCCGTTGCTGGAGAACGTGAAAATAATCGCCAGCAAGTGAAACGGCAGCGGCTGGCGTTGCTGAATAATCAAAGTGTCTTCCCCGCGCTCCCAGCCAAGTTTCCCGAAATAATGATCACCGGTGAAAAGCGGTGCGGGCTGGTTAAGGATTTTCGGGCCGAAGGTACGGAACGGGATCACTTGACCGTTGCACTCCGCGCCGGTGGTTTCCATGAAGCGCAGCGTAACTTCGCTGGTACGCTTGCGGGCGTTCTGCGTGGTGCCTTCGGTCGTTGAGATTTCCGGCGTCAGTGTCTGTATGGTGGTTTCATAATGCAGGCCGACTTCGATTTTTTTCGCTTTGCGGCTGAGAGTGATTTTCCCGTCTGTTACCGTTGCCTGTGGCATCACGGAACCATCGGCCACTACATCAACCGTTTTTCCATTGAGATGAGAAAGACCTGTCCACGTGGTGGCACCTTCGGAACTGGAGCCAGTTACTGCGGAATCGGTATTCAGGGTGCTGTCGAACACTTCAACATAACGAACGGTCTGGCCGTTAACTTCCCGGCGCACCAGCACATAAATCACGTCGTCGCTTTCGGAGGGAATACTCGCCACCGATTCAAAAACGCCATCGGTGATCTGGCGTGACCATGCGACTACATCCTGCGCCCGGTCGATCCCCATTGTGACCAGTACGCCATCGGCGCGGATCAGCCACACGAACGCATCAGGCTGTTGTTGATACGCCATATCGAGGACGCCGCCGGACGTGATGTGTTCGGCCAGCACCGTTAAATCATTGGCGGAATACGAAACGTAGCTATCGGGGTCATACGCCACGGCATACAGTTTTTTCCCGGCGCGCTGGATAAACATAATTTCGGTACCGACGCGAACCGGCCGAATGCTGTTGCAACCGTACGGGCTGGGATTTTTTACCGAAATATTGGTCGGGGTGATCGCCGCGTCGCTGCCGGCAGTGATTGTAAACTCGCCGCCGTACGTCAGCGCGATAAGCGTATTCATCTGCGCCAGATGCACAATCGGGTTTAACTGGTCAGAAGACAGCGTAAAGCTGATCGCGTCGTCGTCGTCCGTTCCCAGCTCAAACGACAGGTAAACGCCGGTTTCGCTCCACCAGATTGTTTGCGGGTACTGTGGGGAACCAGCCAGAACCAGCCGCTGCTGGTACAGCGTCACCGCGCCGGGGTAGCCAAATTCCTCCGTCCAGACAGTATCTTCACGTGTCCAGGCTCCGGGGGATGCCGCCTGCGTTGCGCTTAAATCGGTGCGGATGGTACCGACTGCGACCTGCGCGCTGGTGATGCTCTTAATCAGCACCAGACCGCTGTTAATGCGAACGTACGAACCAACGTCCTCCGCTACCCAGCCGGTGCCAGTAAACGCGGGGGAATCGTCATCATCTGCGGGTTCGGCATCACTGAGCGTCAGCGTGATTTCTGAGCCAACGAATTCTTTAACCGATGGCTTACACCATTTCTCCGGCGTATCGCGGATTTCGTCGAATGGCTCTACGATAAACGGCGCGGCTTCCAATACCCAATCAGTTTGCCCCTTACGCTGTAAGCGGTGCGGCGGGACGCTCTGGTGCACTAAAAACATCGTGTCAGCGCCCTGCACGTAATTCACCTCAGACAACATATCGACGGTGTACGGGCTGGCGATTTCATACGGGGTATTGTCTTCGTTTACCAGCTGCCGGCCGTTCTGGTAAATGCGCAGGTATCCGTCGCCGAATTCGAGCATATACGCCTGCGAGCGGTTAAATACGTAGGGGATCAGTCGTGCTGTCCGGTCACCATATTTAGCAGCAGCGGCAAAGCGCGTACCCGGTCGGCGAACGACACCGCCCTGCACCACGCACACCGCGTTTTCGATAATTTTTGCACCGTTGGCATAGCGGGCGATATCAACACGGCCCATCAGTCGCGGGGAAATTTCCCCGGCTGTAAAATTGGTTTTTATCAGGTTCGCGCGCATTAGAACCTCGATTCATAAGTGGGATAGCCGTCTAACGTTTCCGGCGGTTCTTCCTGCCCGTCAATAGATTTGGCCTGTCGAAGAAGGTATGCAGCTTCCTGCGTCAGACTGTCGCGCAGACTCGCGGAGCCGGTGACGGCGTACGCCAGCTTTGCGGCCATGAACGCTTCGGCCAGATTGACCAGCGACGAATCCCACGTTGATTCATCCTCGTTACGGAACAGGTAGCGCAGATAAATCACGTTCTGGTTCGCCAGCAGGCGGTTTCCTTCGACGCGGTACCCGATATCCTCATATTCGCGGCCAACGGAAAGGATCCGGATTAAATCGCCCGGTAGCGGGAACTGGTAGCCGAAACCAAATGCGGGCGCGGTGCTGGACGGTGAGAGCACAACGCGTTTTACCGCGCAGTTCCACGGATGTTTTCGCAGCAGGTCATTGCGTACGGTAGGGTAAATATTGGAGCACAGGCGGGCGTGTTCGGTCGCTTCGTCGAAGCTGTTAATGGGATGGGCGCCGAGCGCCAGCAGTGCGTTAGAACAGATAGAGATACTGGAAGCCATAGCCTTACCTCAGATGAAAAAAGGCCGGGAGGGATCCCCCGGCAAAGGCACCAGCGGCTTTATGCTATAAAATCGATGGCAACGACTTTCTTCTCGTTGGCGCGGCCAGCACCATAGGACGCATCAACGGAAATCTGGATGGTGTTATTTTTATCGCGGCGCGGGCCGATATCGACGTTGTACTCTGCGCCGGTACCGAAATGCACAGCGGATTTACACCAGGCTGCTGCGGTTTTGGTGGTAACGCTTTCGGCAGTGGCTGAATCCAGCTTCTCATAAGCCAGCCATTTAAAGCCCAGCCAGTTACCGGCCACAGCACCTTCCTGAAGCATTTTCACCGCCATAAAGTCGGCGCTGGTCAGTGTGGTATCGCTGAGGATCTGGGTCAGCATGTCTGCGTTGTAGGTGATGTACAGCTCTTCACCGTTCTGCTCGTCACACTCGTTACGGCGGAACATCGCTTTAGCGGCGATCAGCTTGGCTTTGGTCATGCCGGTACCGCCAGCAACGATTTTCTGCGAGGCCGGGAGCGTAACGGATGCATACGCGCCGTTGTTCTCGGTCTTGCGCAGTACCGCATCGAGCAGCGCGCGGTAAATAACATCGTCTTTTTTGCGGTTGGCGGCGGACAGGGTGAGCTGCAAATACGGCCCCTGTGGGTCGGCAATCAGCTTGCGCAGGTCGCGTTTCTCAACCGGGACGAAAACGCCGTAGTCGGCCATCAGCGCATTACGGGTACCGGCTTCCGGAACATCCCAGACGGTATCACCGAAACGCGTGGTGATCTGGGTCATCTCAATGGTACCCATATCGTTGATGGTGAACGACGCACCGGTGATGCTGCCACGGTCATGGACAGCCGCTTGCAGGCGCGAATCCTTTTGCTGTGCAGCAATTTCGAAAGAATCATGAAACTGCGTAACAAACGCAGCGGTGATCATGTTCTTGTTTGCATCAAATGACATAATAATCACTCCAGAAAAAATCGCCTGCGGGGTGTCGGTTTCCCGGCCCAAATCTGCACAATGCGGTTGGCGCTGGCGCATTGCGGGAGAAATCAGGTATCCGGCGTCCCCACCGGGCTGGTTATGGAGTGATTGTTATCGAGGTGCGCGGTCGGAATCCCGACCAAATTTGCATGAGGACTTATATGGACTTGTTTGATTTATTAGCAAATCGAGGTGTTACATCCTTTTTCTATTTCCCAGATGAAAAGGCAATTTACGATAGTTCCGGCAAAATAATTGGGGTAAAGCATCATAAAAAGCATTGTTGGGTGGTCTATACCCATCCACATGGGCCGGCGCTTGAAAAACACAAAATTGCCATAAGAACTGCGCTTTCTAACTCAGAAGTCGATACGCAAAAAGAAGATACGATTAGAGAATGTTGTCACGAGATAAAGACCTGTAACCACGGAAGAACAAAATTTATGTTGTTTGGCCAGCCATTTGATATCGATTAAGCCCGTAATGTACGGGCTTTTGTGACATGTCACGCTACAGTTTGATCGCCGTAACGCTTCTGGTAATAGGCGCGAACCCGGGCGGAAACGTTCTCATGGTCAGCGTGTTTAGGATCCATATAGGCCGGGGATTTCATCAGGTCGCGGATTGATTGCTGCTCTTCGAGATTCACATCGCCGCCCGCCGGCGCATCTTCCTGCATTTCAGCGCCGATTTTCGCCAGCATGCGGATCACTATCGGGTTATTTCCGATTTCATCCATACGCCCTTTGTCGCTGTCATCCGCCAGAGAGTTAAACGCCCGGAAAGCCAGGCCGATGTTTTTATTAAACTCGGCGTCAGTTTTCCACGTCTCACGCAGCTGCGTGGCGGCGGCTTCCGAATCCAATGCCGCAGCACCGTTAACCAGTTCGGGGGCCAGCTGTGCATATTCGCCCAGAATGAAACCCATCTGATCGTTGGTGATGCCTTTGGCATGCGCCGATTTCATGAAGGATTGCATGCGCGGGTCGGCTTTGAATTCGTCCCACTTAAAGCCCTCGACCTCTACCTTTGGCGCATACTCATCAGCAGTTTTCGGCGGCGTGTCCCCGCTGCCCATGCGCTTTTCAAGGTGCGTGTAAGCATCCGCCAGTTTGCGGGCTGAGCCTTCAACGTTGAGTTTTCCGTCATCGCCCATAACGCGGTATTTTTCAGGTAGCCAGTCATCCGCGCCTTGTTCGCCCGCGCCGGTGCTGAGTAGCGAAGTACCAGCAGGAGTACCGCCGCCCGGATTTTGAGTACCATCGCCATTACCAGCATTATCCCCTCCCGCGTTACCTGCTGGCGCTTCTGCGCCTGTTTCGGTGTTCATGAATAAATGTTTAAACTTCCACATCGTCGTTTACTCCGTCTGCTTTGTTGATTTGCATCAGAATGAAATCGAGCACGGATCGCTGTCCGGCCCGGTAACAGGTTTCGCGGTCGCCCTCGGTACCACCTTTGACATATGCCTCACGGCCAAAACGGCGCGTTAGTTCTTCCATCACCTGCGGCCCGCCTGGCATTTCTTCGAAAATGCGCCGGTAGTCTTCAGGGGTTACGTCTTTTTTGATCATTGGTTGCCCGCCAGTCGTTGTCCCATAATTGCGCCTGCTGTCTGTCCTGCTGCGCCTGCGGCTTCCGTCCCGGCCTGCATCAGCATCTGCTGTTGAGCCTGCTGCTGTTGCATCTGCTGGCGCTGCTGTCGAAGTTGCTCGACCGCATCAGCGGAGCGCATAACTTTTGCGGGAACGCCAAGAGCCTCGCCTACAACCTTGCTCGCCTCGTCGCTGTCCATGTTGTCCAGTACATCCGGGTACGCCTGCGCCAGTTGCATGATGTTCTGGCCGTAGCGCTCGATGGCGGTCACATCTTCCAGCTTCTGCGCGCGGGCCAGCGGGGAGATATAACGCACGTTGAAATTGGCGCTCTGGAGGCTCTCGGGAGCGGGAGGGAAAACGCCAGCGCGGAACGCAATACCGAAACAGCGCTCAACCAGCGGTTGCAGGTATTCAGCCTGGAAGCGACCATAGACCGGGCCGAGCAACTGGCGGATCAGCGCGACACGCACATGCACTTCGGTAGCGGTCATCGCGGGGCCATCCTGCGGTTGCAGCTGGTCGGCCATCATGATTTTGCGGATGGAAGCCTGCAGGCGTTCTTCAGCGGTAAACGCCACGTTGAAATCTGCGCCGGTGAGCAAAGGTTTCATGCTTTCGGTGCTGTTCGCCACGATGATGCGGCGCGGGCCGACTTTGACCGTGCGCGGATTGAGTACGCCGTCATCTTCAGCAATCCACATCCCGGAGATAGCCAGATCCTGCGCGGCCTTCTCCATGCGTTTGGTTTCGTTCAGCTCTTTGCAGTCCGGCAGCGCGTCGTATACCGGGCCGATACCGTAGGAGCCGCCGGGGATTTTCATCCAGCGCGGAACGCATACGGGGAATTCGTGATAGCCGGATTCACGCACGATACGCTTGCCGCTCACTTCCACGTTGAAGGATGCAAAGCGCATGTTGCGCGCTAGCTTCGCATTCACGGCGTAGGTATCACGCGGGAAAATGCAGTGCAGGAAATCAAACTTATCGTCGGGTTTGTTTTTTGCAGCATCGCGGATTTTTTCGCTTACTTTGTCCGCGCCAAATTCTTTCACTGCCTGTTCAGCTGTGAGCTGATAGCAGCGATAAATCGTGTCTACAATGCCGTCCCGGCGGGTGGAGGTCACAAAGCATTGCGCCAGCGGCCACTGCTGAAAGGTAAATCCGCCCTCTTCCTTGTCCTCATCGACATACAGCGCGAACCAGCCAGCGCAGACCACATCGAGATTGGCCTCGTACCCTTCCGCGTCAAAGTTAGCGGCGTGGATATTTTCCCATACCAGCGTTGCACAGGTGGACAACCACGCCTTAGCGTCATCAGGCAGTAATTCGCTGTCGAGGTTCAGCCATTGAGCATTCGCCGGGGTCATCCCTGACATAAGCGCGGACGCCAGCATGCGGGCGCTGTCGGTGGCTGTGCCGTCCAGCAGCTTTGCAACCTTATGTTTCGCGCTTTGTGCGTCCAGCACCTCAGACGAAAACCCGGCCCCGCGCAGCGGATAGGTGTAGTCGTAGCACTCCCGCCAGACGCTTTCGTGCACCTGGCGATTTGCTTTCAGCGTGTCAGCGCGCCTGATTAACCGGCTGGCGAGTTGATCCATGAATTAAGCCCCTAACGTATTTTTTGCGGCCTGTGCGCCAGTGGACAGCAGGGAAGAACCTGTATCCGTCGCGCCTTCTGCGCCGCTGGCCAGCAGGGATGATCCCTGTTTGCGCTTTTTGCGCGCTGCTGCGTCAGCGTTCGCAGCTTTGGCCGCTGCGTCTGCTGCTGCATCGGCTTCGGCCTGCGGGTCTGACTGAACAACTTTGGGTGCGCTACCACACATAAAATTCTCCTTAGCCCGGAACGTGCCAGCCGTGTTCGGTTAATACCGGCGCGCTGCGTACGGGTTGCTTTTTGCCTTCCTCGTTTGTCACCTGCTCCGCCGTACCGCCAGTGCTTACATCGGTGGCTTTGCGTACCAGATTGAGGAAATCGAGGCAGTTGGTCAGCGGGTGGCCGACAATGTCGGTGAAGGCGTACTCTTCGAAGCGGGCAACGATGGCAGCACCCTGCGCGTTGAGCGTGGCGAGAATGGCGTTACGTTCTGCCAGCTGAGTACCATCAAGCAGGGTTGAAACCTTTTTCTGCACGGTCTCTTCGCCGCTGCCGTTCCCCTGCTGCTGCACGCCGCTCTGTTCAGCAGTAATTAACTGCCCCTCTGTAACGAGCGTTTTTTCTTCCGACGCCGCTTTTTCCTGCCCCGGCGTCTCAACGATTTTTTTCGGTCGAGCCATTTTTTTCACTCCTGAGTTAGTGAGTCGTCATTGTGTGTTGCCCTTTTGGTCAGTTTCCCGACCAAAAACAGGGCGGCGGAACGTCCACCACTGGCGGTAAAGCACAGTAGGGAGTTTTTTACGGTCTGAGCTGGTAGCCAGACACCAGAGAGCAATCAGCGCTTCACCGTGACCATGGCGAGGCTCTGATCCAGATTTCCAGCCGAGGACGGCGGATTTTGAAACGCCAAGTTCATCGGCGATTTGCTGAGTGGTGAGATTTTTTCGGGTCAGGTCGGTAATGACTCTGAACCAGTCTGTACGGAAGGTGGCGACCAGCGGCATAAATCAGCCCCCTAAACGCGCGCGTGCGCGAGCATAGAGAAGGGCAAAATCGCCGCCCGCCAGAATGAAAAAGGAGCCTGAACAGAATTTCATGCTTTCCGGACGCGTTGGCCAACCGCATTTTTTAGCGTTATCTGCTGCTCTTAGAGACGGAATTAAATTCTGCATAAGCGTAATTCCTTTACCTCGTTAGTGACCTGTTCGAGCAATTCAGTCTCCGTTCCGTAGTTTTCTTCCCATGTTTTTTGCCCTGCGTGGATAGCTACGCCGTGTCCGCCGGTTCTGTGGTGTGGAGGGCAAAGCGGGAGAGTTTCTTTGTGGTCGGCGCGCTGGGCTATGCCCTGCCCTTTGCGGATATGGTGAACCTCTGCAGGTGTAGCGCCGTAGCCAAGATTTCTGCATACGACGCAACCCAGTGATGCAACGTCTTCCAGCCAGCGCTTATCGTCTTTGGTCATGGCGATATTTCTCAGGCGGCATAGCTGAATAATTGCGAGGCTGCGTTTTCTGCTGCCTGCTGATTGGGGAAGGTGCGGAATAAAATAAAATTCCAGAGGACGTCTAATACGGATTTATACAGCTGAGAAAATTCTACATCGTCCATTTTTGCGAACGATATGGATTTGGGTTCTTTGCGGGTGGTGCCATCAGGCATCTGGTATTCGGTATAAAAACCAGCTTCGATAGTTACCCAGGAACGGAACGCTTCAAACGATTTAACCGCACTGATATTCCCTGCGCGTTTTTCTGCTTCATCGCGGAGATACTGATCAGCCAGTTCCTGCAATGTGTCGGCATGCCCGGCATAGTGGGCCACCAGTTGCACATAACCACGAACCAGTTTTTTATCAGCTGGCGATATTGCACCGCCGGAAGGTAGCCAGTAATCAAATCCCAGATTCAGGAGGGCAAAAAATTTACGGTGAAATGCCGGGTTTCTTGCCTGCTTAAAATCCGCATACAGAATACCGCCCATGCGAACTTTTTTTTCTAAGAATTCGCGGGCGTCAGGCGTTGCCGGAATTAATACACCGCCGGGTGCTTTTATAAAAGAATACTGCGCCATTGGGATCCCCTTTAGCGCAGCAATTGTTCAGAATTACATGGTGTTGGGTGTTCAGGCCAACGGTGTAATTATAGCATATTGCCGTCTGGTTTGATAATGGTATAACCAGTCAATTTAGCTAATTCAAACAACGCGTTAAGTGTCGCTATGTGCTCATCAGGATGGACAATTCTGGTCTTCTTAATCTTCCCATTTTCACACGTAATCAGTACATCACCATTGTCGGGGAGAAGGTCTCCTGCGTCTTTCTTATCAACCACTACCTCTCCTCAACAATAATACTGTATAAATTCACAGTATATATACTACCAACGAGTAGTGATCGCAAATTTTTAAGGGCATAAATTGATAAATCACATCTTTTATCAAGAACATATAAGACTTCACAAAAAATGATTACTCCTCACACTGTCAGCTTAGTTTCGTGCCACCCTCGCGTTACCCAGCATTGCGAATCACCAACGCACGGGCAGGATGTTATCGGCAGCGACTCACCGCATTTTCCACACAGGCGTTTGCTGATCGATTTGATGTGGCCACTAAGCCGCACATCATCCTGACGGATCAGCATAGCGATGTACTCGGCCAGTTCGTACGGTTCACGCCCCGGACGCCGGGCGGCGCAGTTACGCGCCAGCATGTCCAGTTCCTGCGCATCGAGAACCAGCTCTATTTTCCGGTTTCCGGCGGCAGATTGCCGCGCTCGCTGCGCGGCTTTACGTTCTGCGGATGATTTAGCCATATATCCTATCCATGTAAACGCGAATGAATGCAGCTGCGGCCTGGGCGTTTATGGCATTGCCGTACCCTTTCAGGCGGCCGACTCGGTTGCTGCTTGCCACTCTTGCCACCCCGGACTCGACTCGTCCCATGCGTGCGGCAGCCCCATCAACCAGCGGGAATGTGCCGGGTTCAACTGGACGCCATTTGCCATCTCGACAAAAGAGCCAATCCGCATCTCGCCAAAAACCGTTAACCTCAAGGGGCCGCATATCCCCGCAAAATCCTGTAGTCTCTGCTGCGCTTTGCTGCCGTCCGGTCGCCACATGCTCATGGCTCGTTCCACTGATGGCGATCGATCGTTGTTCGTGGCCGTTGGCGTTGGCCATCCCGTCATGAATGCCTGGCGTGGAAGCTGGTCCAGCCTCTCTTTTCCATCCCGCTTCGCTTTCATTCCCGCCGAGTCTTTCCAGTCCCGTGACGTTGGAGTTACCCAACCCGTCAGTAGAACGGTTCCCGGTAATTTCAGGCAGACTTTGGGAGTACCGTCCGGGTTCTTTCCGCTGTAGCAATGTGTTGACCCCGTTGCATCGTTCGCGATCGGAGTTTGCCAGCCAGATAATTTCACCGCTCCGGACAGGTTCTGTAGCCCGCGTCTCGTTTCTGGCTGTGGATTCGTATTGCAGGTTGGCGTCGGCCACCCAGTAGGCCCGCTCTCGCTCGTTCGGCGACCCGACACCCGCAGCCGGGAACGGCGTAAGCCCGAAGGCGTAGCCCATTCTTTCCACGTCATTTTGTACAAGGTCGAACCACTGATCCGCACGACCTCCTGCAACTTGCTCGCCAGCGATGCGCTGAGGTCGGCACTGCCTGATAAGCCAGCCAAAGGCAGGCCACAAATGCCTGTCGTCACTAAACCCAGCGCCTTTGCCAGTCGAGGAGAAAGGCTGGCATGGGCAACTTCCTGTCCAAATCGGTCTGTTATCCGGCCATCCGGCCAGACGCAGAGCATATGACCATCCACCGATCCCGGCGAAAAAGTGGCACTGGGTAAATCCTCTGAGGTCGTCAGGTGTGACATCTTCAATACTCCGTTCGTCAACTTCGCCAGGCGCGATGTGACCGCCGGCGATTAAATTCCGCAGCCATTCTGCTGCAAAGGGATCGATTTCGTTGTAGTAGGCGACTGGTCTCATTCAGCCTCCCCGATATATTCTGCAATGCCCGGCAGCAGCGCCACCGCAGGCGAATCACACTGATTGCCCCACACGTCGAAACCATGCGATGACTGGCGGGCGAATAACTCAATACGCGGTACATCGCCCAGCAGCTGCACCAGCTTTTCGCGCACGATATCCGGTTTGCGCGAATGCTCCAGACGCGGGGCCACGAATGACTGAACGATCCCGGCATCCAGCCGGGCGGGTAATTTCCCCTGCACAGCGAAAAGGCAATCCTCGCTGTTCGCTCTGGTCATATGGCCCATTCCGAGGGCCAGTTTGTCGGTCTGCCGGCTGTAGCATTTGTTCCACGTAAAGCCTTTCATGGTCATCAGACGGAAGCCCCACGCCTCGACTACTCGCAACGCCTCCAGCGGCTGAGTCGGTACCCACCACATAGCCAGCAGGCAGTTTTCAGCGGCCAGTTCCCAGACCGGGAGACGGCAGATATCGAGCACAGTCATGGTCTGGTATTTATGCCCGGCGCCACGCTCGCCATCTTTGGCTTTATCGCGGTACGTCCAGGGCGGATCCGCATAAATCAAGGTGTATTTGTTATTCACGCCAGCACCCCACTACTGCGGAGATATTCCAGCGCCCACTGCACAACCTCACATCCAGCCCAAATAAGAGCGATAATGACTATCCAGCCAACAACATTTGCACTGAGTACGAACAGCATCAGCGTCCTGCGGCTGCAATGCATAAAATCAGGTGTTGAAAATTTCATGTCCGCTTCTCCCGCCAAAAATTCAATCTCTCTTTGAAAAACTCCCGGTAGCTTTCCGGCGTCGCTGCAATCTGTTCTACGATGGCCTGTCGAGTAACTTTCTTCTCGAACAGCTGGCGTATGAGTGCCGAGGCGCGCATGTCGTAGTGCTCTTTGATCTGGCACTCCTGCGGCCATTTGGCGCGATTGAGCGGTAAGCCGGGCGGCAAGTAATCTGATTGCCCGGCCATGCCTTATGCCCTCTTGTTCTTCGCTGACTCGATGTAATAACGGGGATCGACGCTGTTAAGCGTGAAGTGAACCACCGGCATATCGTCGTGACGGGTGATACCCACGTAATTCGACATGAACATGCCGAACACGCGATCGTGAAGTTCTTTAATCGTCACCTGACAATCTGGATAGTGCTTCTGGATTAATGCCAGGATGCCCTGGTAAGAAAGCGTTTTGCCCTTCATCACCGATACCAGCTGCTGCGCGGTGATGCTCCCTGCGTCCTGCTGTTCGTCGCTGTCCCGCAATGGGCGGATACTCTCCAGCACCAGACGGTGACGGCCAATACTGCCGACGCGCTGGCCAGTTTTTTTATCGAAATGCTCATTAGAGCCAGCAGACCAGACGGTAGCGCCTTCACTCAGGCGAACGTTTTTTTCACCTCTGGAATAAATCACGGTGCCGATATGGGTTTTGCGTCTGCGGCCGGAAACAGTAGGGGCGATAATTTCACGCTTAATCGGTTTTTGCGGTGTGATGCCGGGTACAGGATCCGGACGTGGCGCCGCAACGAACACGGAACGGCTGCGCGCGCGCGCGCCGGCGTTCATGCGCCAGAGAATAACGGGGAGCCAGTTGCAGCCATCATCCGGTTTTACTGGTTTTGGGTAATTTAAATTCGTGGTCATTGGTCTTTCCTCGGTTAAATCGCGCTGGTCAGGCGCGGTTAAAATGCATCGGTATTGAATCTCTCAGAATATTTACGGGGTTGTTTCCGGGGTTTCGCGGCCTCCAGTTGGATACGTGTTTTCTCTTTGCCAACATGCTGATCCATTGACAGAAAGTGTCCGTTTTTAAATTCCTGATAAATAATTGCGCCTGCGGCACTGAAGCGGCTTTTACCCAGGATAATTTCAGCGACGCCAGCCGCCGGGCTTTCCGGGTTGTAAACCTCATCGCGATACAGAAACATGATGCTGTCGGCGTCCTGCTCAATAGAACCGGAATCGCGCAGATCTGACATGACCGGGCGGCGCTGGGTAGCCGGGCGGGAATCCACGGCGCGGGAAAGCTGGCTTAGCGCGAACGTCGGCGTATGCAGACGCATAGCCATAGTTTTTAGGTTTCGGGATATGTGGGCGATCGCGAGGTCGTTACGCTCTGCCTTCGGTTTTTTAATCAGGCCAAGGTAATCGACAACGATCATTGCCAGATGCGGATACCGGCGCTTATGCGTTTCGGCAACGGCGCGGATTTGCTCAATCGTCAGATCGGTAGCGTCAACGATCCAGATATCGCGCCCGTTCATGGTCTCCATGGCCGCGGTAAAGCGCGCCCAGTCCTCGTCCTGCATATCGAGGGGATTACGCAGGCGTGACACTGACATGTTGCCAGAACCCGCCAGAGAGCGTTCTACGATTTGCGCAGCGGCCATCTCCATGCTGAATATCAACGCACCACCGCCGGCAGCAGTAACACCATCGACAATCTTCAATGCAAATTCTGTTTTTCCCATGCCCGGACGCCCGGCGACGACAATCAAATCCTGCAGGTTGATTCCGCCGGTTGCATCGTCCAGTTCCTCGATCCCGGTTTTCAGGTTGCGGGTACCCTCTTCACCGTCCATGCGCTTCTGCATGGTTTCCATGTACACCGGCAATAATTCGCTCATGTGTACCGGCTGTACGTCGCCAGTGTCGCCGGTCATGTCCAGCAGCTGCGCCACGGCAGTTTCGACAACCTGATCGCGCTGTTCCTGGTTTATCGCATCACGAATACCATCCGCACCATCCTGAAGTAATTGCGCTATGGTTCGGCTTCGCCAGGCCTTTACCATTTTTTTTGCGTAGCCTTTGAGGTTGACGATCGATGTCGGGAATTTGCAAATATCGGCGAGATTGGCCAGCGTCCCCTGTCCGCCGATGGCCTCGCTAATGTACATCATGTCAATTAAGCCGCCGCTCAAGGCCTGCGCTTTGATCACACCGTAAATCTGCCTGTAGTATGCGACGCTGAAAGCCTCGCTCGGCGTGCTGGCAATCACATCAAAGGCGTCCGGCGTGGCGCCGCCGTTCATCAGGCAGCCAAGAACCAGACACTCCAGTTCCTGAGTGGAATACATCATCTGCATCATAAAGCGCCCTCCCTGGTCTTTAGACTGGCCCCCTGAATCTCCAGACAGTTGGTATCACTTAAGTTAGTGATAGTCTTAATACTAGTTTTTAGACTAGTCGTTGGAGTCCGAATGATTG